TGGGTGGCTACCCGCGATTTCACAGTCAGTGAAATTGAAGAGGACCTGCAACTAGCGGATTTCTCTGTTGACCTTGAAGAGGCAACTTACAGACTTCCATTCGAAGTCTTAGAGGCACAATGTGCTGTAATCGACGAAATTCTCGGCGACTTCAGACCTTGGACTGTGTTCCGAGATCTCTTCTCAACCTTTGAGAGGGAAGTTGACACGACTGAGTTGTCGAATAAAGGCTACTTACCTAGTAGTCCTAACTTTACCACTAGCTGTGGTAGCTTTATGGGTGATGGAATGTCCTTCATTCACCTGACGATGTTCCAACTTGGACTATCGAACTATGCCCTAGTTAAGAGCAAAGCTAAGATTAGACCGCTTGGTCAATCTGTAGGAGATGATCTCCTAGTACTTAAAGCCGGAGGGCTTTTCGCTGACCTGTTCATCCAACAGGCTAAGAAACTTAATGCTAAGTTTTCTAAACTGAATTCAGTTAGCACAGATACCAACACGTTCTGTGAACCGTACTCTGCTCGAGTGACTGATCTTGAGTCCTTTAAGGACTTAAAAGATATGACAGGATCCGTTTTCGGAGACCTGGTATTCCTTGATATCATCAAAGGAAGTATACTTTCTGGAAAATCGAAAGTAAAAAGTCAAGGCAGTTCGCCTTTCTTTGGACATGCATCGATGATGCACAAGCAAATCCAATGGCATCCCATTGGATTCGTAAAGGACCGGGCTTCGGTTCTTTTATGGGCTTCTAATTATAAGGAAGCTCGAAAGCTCAGCGGGCTGCTGGCTTCACTACCCCGAGAACTCGGAGGCATGCAGTTGGGAATAGGAACCCAACTGAGGTACGAAAATCTTCGTTACCAAGAAGTACACAAGTACTTTGAAGGGATGTTAAATCTTCCCTTACGCAAGTTTATAAAGTATTACTTGCTATTGCAAGGTGTCTACCGTGCAAATCCCAAGGGTGTAACCTGGGAAAACGATCCAGAATTACTGGAACTCGTTACTTCTCTTGCAAACATACAAGAGATTAAGGATATCAATGAAATCCTTCCTGATTATATAATCGAAAAACCGTGGGGAGAGAAATTCTCCTTCATTAAAAACGAGTTGAATCTCGTTT